GAATATTTCCCATCTATTCCACAAGGAGACATTACTGCAGTAAGTGCAGGAGCAGGTCTTCAAGGTGGAGGAACTTCAGGTTCAGTATCATTAGCTGTAGATTATTCAGGTGCAAATAACATTATAGATTCTGCTCCAGATGGAACAGCTATAGTTGCTTCTGATAAAATTTTATATGAGGATGCAACAGATAGTACAGTAAAAGAAATTGCTGTATCAAGTTTAGTTGCTTTAGCTCCTCAAGGAGATATTACAAATGTAAGTACAACATCGCCAATAACAGGTGGTGGTTCAAGTGGTTCTGTAAATATTTCTCACGCAAGTCAGTCTGATACAGAAACTACAGATACTGCTTCTTTATCATTTGGAGGGACATTCGATGCATATACAGAGGTAACAACAAATGCTACAGGACACGTTACAGGTCATGAAGTAACAACATTTACTTTACCTGCTAACCCAAATACAAACACAACTTATCAGTTAAAAGTTGGAGCAGGTGGTTCAAATACTGCTAAAGTAGAATTAGATGCTAATTCAGGAACAGACACAAGCATTACTGTTAGTGGTACATCCAATGAAATACAAGTTACTGAAACTGCAGGAGCTGGAGGAACAATATTTGTTGGATTACCAAATGACGTTACAATTTCTTCTGACTTAACAGTTGGAGATAATATAACAATGACAGGTGGTGTTTTAAGCGTTACAGGTACAGGTTCTTTTACAGGACAATTAACTGTTCCAGTAACTCCAACAGCAGCAGGTTCAGCAGCTTCTAAAAGCTATGTAGATTCTACATTAGCAGGTTCAGGAGCTTTGATATTCCAAGGAGGATATAACGCAGCAACCAACTCACCTGATTTAGATTCAAATCCAAGTTCATCTATTAAACAAGGTTGGACATATGCAGTAACAACTGCAGGACAATTCTTTGGAGAAACAGTTGAAGATGGTGATTTACTTATTGCAGAATCAGATGCTCCAACCGCACTAGCTAATTGGACAGTAGTTCAAAACAACATAGGTGTTGCAACAGCAGGTTCAAGTGATGGAGCAACAACAAAAGGTATTGCAGGATTTAATTCAGCTCACTTTAATGTAACATCAAACGGATGGGTTTCTTCTGATATTTATGGTGGTGGTTCAACATTAGGTATTGTGCCTTCAGGAGGTGGAAGTTCTACTTTCTTAAGAGGTGATGGTTCATGGGTAACACCAACAAACACAAACACTCAGAGAGCTGCAGGAACAGGTTTAAGTTTATCAGGTAACACTATAAATGCTAATGTAGCTGGAACTCAATCAGTAGCGGCAAACACGGCTAGCTCAACAAGTAGTAGAACATATAAGGTTCAAGTTGATTCAGGAGATAACTTAGTGGTTAACGTACCATGGGTAAATACAAATACTCAAACTGTAACTAGTGTAGATGAAATAAGTCCAGGGACTTCTGGAGGAACGCCAATTGTAGTTAATCCAACTACAGGAGCTGTTAAAGTTCAGTCAATGGCTTATGACGGAGGTTCTAATGTAGGTCACGTACCTACAGGAGGTTCAAACAGTACATTCTTAAGAGGTGATGGTACATGGGAAGTTCCTCAAACTGGAAGTAACAACTATTTAACTTCTTTATCTTTTAACACAGGTAATGGTATATTAACTGCAGCAAGACAAGGTTTAGGAAATGTAACTGTTGATTTAGATGGTAGATATGCATTAAACTCTGTAGTTACAGGTGCATTAGGAAAAAGACTTACATTAACTAGTGCTTCAGGAGCAGTAACAAGAACTGTATCAGGTGGAGTAACTAAATTTTCAGTAGACTGTTCTTCTTCGCTTGTTTTTGGTTCGGTAGCAAATGATGCTTTAGATGTAAAAGTTGAAATAATGAGTACAGCTGGTGAAACAGTATTTGCTGAAACAACTAGAAGTGGTGCTGAAGTAATTGTTGCTTTTGCAGGTACAGTTGCAGATGGAACTTACATAGTACTTCTTACATATGTAGGATAAACTTTTCTGTAGGCACACTATGTAATGTAGTGTGCCTATATAATATATAAAATAAATAATGGCTATACAATTATTAACATCAGCAGAAGTATCTACTACATTAAAAGTTGGTACAACTGCAGCTATAGGGTCTCCAATGTATTCAGCGCCTAATTTTGGAATAACCCCTAACCTTATTGTTGCCACACCAGTTGAACCTGTTCCAAACAGCTCACCAGGTGTAATACAGACAATGTGCATGGATGGAACTGTATCGTCTGGTCAAGAGATTGGAAGACTGCAGTTTGCTCACAAAGATGATTCTACTACTGGTTATGCAACTTCATATATAAGGTCTGTAAATCAAAATACCGCAGGTTCAGGAGCAGGTGGTGGAGGTAATATAAGATTTGGAACTGCAAGCTCAAGCTCAGGTGCTAGTATACAAGACCGAATGACTATTCGTTATAATGGAAATGTGGGCGTGGGGCTTACAGCCCCTGGCTCTAAATTTGTCGTAGATGGAGATGTTGAATTTTCTGATGGAGGTGACCGAGGTTTTTATTTAGACCCTTCTATAGGGGAGTTTGAACTAGGAGATATTGATGGAGTTGGTGGTGAAGCATATATTTCTAGTGATTCATCTGACATTACTTTTTATAATTCAGGAAGTACAACTTTAAACCTTCAAAGTAATAATAGGGTAAAAGTTGGTTCAGGCTCTGCTTCTTACAATTTTGATGTAACAGGTACAGGTAGATTTACCTCTACAGTTAGAGCTACTAACTTTATATTATCTTCTGATGAGCGTTTAAAAACAAAAATAAAAGATTTAGAACCAACAAAAATAGATGTTGATTGGAAGTCTTTTGAAATGAAAGAAGAAGAAGGAGATTATAGAACAGGTGTTATAGCTCAAGATTTAGAAAAATCTCATCCTGAGTTTGTTAGTCAAGATGAAGACGGTTTTAAATCAGTTAAATATGTAGATTTATTAATAGCTAAAATTTCAGAGCTAGAATCTCGTTTAGCAAAACTTGAAAAGTAATGGCTGTACCTAATACAACCACATTTAATATGTCTGATGTAAAGGCTGCTGTGGGAAACTACGACAATCTTGCAGACCTTTTTAAATTTGCGGATTCAGCTCAGTTTGATCCTCTGTATGCAGGTAATAAAGATAATTTACTAAATTTTAGAAATTACGGAAATCAAATAGTATGGAGAGCTTTTAATGCTTATGGGCCTGAAAAAAGCTTTAATAGTAAATCTTGTGGAACAAAACCTAATGTAACATTATATTACTTTGGAAGTAATAGTAGCTGTATTCAAATAGGAAATACAATTTGTAATAATAGCTCTGGAACAAGTTGTAGAGTAAGTACAGGAGTTTATTATACTACTTATTGTTTTGACCAATGGATAGAGGTTCTTTATGATAGTAAGCAAGGCGCTTATACTGTGGTAAATTTAGGATACTGTTCACCACCTTAAATAAAATAAAATGGATATAAGAAAAATATCAGTCGGAGCAGACTATAAATCGAGTGCAATGCACTATATTGTAAATCAAGAAATTTTAAATGCAAATTATATTATACATTTAATAAAATATGTATCTGAAAATGATTCAATAAAAATATGGATTGAAAACAAACAAGGAGAAATATTTCTTTGGAAAGAGTTTAATTCAAATATGCCAATATCAATCGAATATAATATAAATTTTGAATGAAATCACCTTTTTATTTCATTGTAAAACCAAGCAATGACAAAAGGTATGATAATACTAAAAAGATTGGGAATGTTAATTTTATAACAAGCACATCAAAAGAAGATCATACCGTATCAAATAGATATGCAATAGTTGTTGAAACACCAATAAACTATTCAGGCCCTATTAAAATAGGAGACACACTTTTAGTTCATCATAATGTTTTTAAATATTATAATGACATGAAAGGAGTAGAGAGAAGTGGAAAGAGTTTTTTTAAAGATAATTTGTTTTTTATTGATTTCGATCAATTTTTTATGTTTAAAAGTAAAGACACTTGGTCATGCCACTCAAAATACTGCATGGTAAAACCTTTACCTAAAAAAAACAATTACCTTAAAACACATCAAGACGAAGAACCTTTAGCAGGTTTAATTAAATATACTAATGATTCTTTAATAGAAAAAGGAGTTAATGTAGGTGATAAAGTTTATTTTCAACCTGATAGCGAATATGAGTATAATTTAGATGGCGAAAAATTATACAGAATGTTTACTAATAACATAACAATGGTTTCATGAATAATATAGAATTAAAATTAGAAATAATTAAAGCAGGAAAAAAAGCTGTAAAAGAGCTTATAAAAGTTGCTAACGAAGGTATATTAAAAAAAGACCTAGATGGATTAGCTCCTGATATTGCAGCAGATAGATTAAAGAACGCAGCGGCTTCTAAGAAGTTAGCTATATTTGACGCTTTTGAAATTTTATCTAAAATTGAAGAAGAAAACAATATGATTAATACAGAAAACGTAGAAACAAAAGCAGCGCTATTTAAAGGCTTTGCAGAAGGTAGGTCAAAATAATGTATACACAAACTTTATATAAAATACTTGAAAATGTTGTGCCTGAAAAGGTATTGAATTCTTACAATAAAAAGAAAGCATGGAAGTATGGATATAATAAAGAATATGACATTATTATTATTTCAAAAGACGGCACAATTGGTGATGTATATGAAATACAAAAATTACGAATAGCCTTACCAAAAGTAAAAGATGTTCATAGTTTTAAAAATAATTATTGGGATAAATTAGAATATCCTAAAGAGTTAAGTAAAATAAAAAACGTGTTTGATTGGGATAAATATCCTGATACTTTTAAAGAAAAATGGTATGACTATATTGATAAAGAATTTGAAAGACGTGAAGAAGGGTTTTGGTTTTATAACAAAAATGTTCCTACTTATATTACTGGCTCTCATTACATGTACTTGTGCTGGACCAAAATTGATGTTGGGCAGCCAAACTTTAGAGAGTCCAATAGATTATTCTATTTATTTTGGGAGGCATGCAAAGCAGACATTCGTTCATACGGAATGTGCTATCTTAAAAACAGGCGTTCAGGCTTTTCGTTTATGTCCTCATCAGAACTCGTGCATGCAGCAACCACCTCACGTGACTCACGTTTTGGCATATTGTCAAAGACAGGGTCGGATGCTAAGAAGATGTTCACCGATAAGGTCGTTCCCATATCACTTAACTATCCCTTCTTCTTCAAGCCCATCCAGGACGGTATGGACAGGCCGAAGACGGAGCTTGCCTATAGAGTCCCTGCCTCAAAACTCACCAGAAAGAAACTTGATGCAAATCAAGCCGTTGAGGAACTCGAAGGTCTTGACACCACGATTGACTGGAAAAACACAGGGGACAACTCGTACGATGGAGAAAAATTAAAAATACTTGCTCACGATGAAAGTGGGAAATGGGAAAGACCTGATAACATATTAAATAATTGGAGGGTTACAAAAACTTGTTTAAGATTAGGTTCTAGAATTATCGGAAAATGTATGATGGGAAGCACATCTAACTCAATAGAAAAGGGTGGGGGTAACTTTAAAAAATTATATACAGATTCCGATGTGGGAAAACGAAACAAGAATGGTCAAACCAAAAGTGGACTATATTCACTTTTCATCCCTATGGAATGGAATTATGAAGGATTTATAGATGTTTATGGGTATCCTGTATTTGATGAGCCGAAAGAAGATTTAGAAGGGCCATTTGGAGACGTAATAGATGAGGGTGTCATCAATCATTGGAATAATGAAGTAGAAGGTTTAAAGTCTGATCCTGATGGATTAAACGAATATTATAGACAATTTCCTAGAACAGAGTCTCATGCATTTAGAGATGAAAGCAAGCAATCATTATTTAATTTACAAAAAATTTATCAGCAGATAGATTACAATGATTCTTTAATAAAAGATAGGTTTGTTACGAGAGGTTCTTTTAGTTGGAAAAATGGCGTTCAAGATACAGAAGTTATTTTTTCACCAAATGATAGAGGTAGATTTTATGTTTCTTGGACTCCTAACAAGCAATTACAAAACAAATATTATTATAAAAACGGAGTTAAATATCCAAGCAATGACCATATGGGAGCGTTTGGTTGTGATAGCTACGATATATCAGGAACAGTAGGTGGTGGTGGTTCTAACGGAGCTTTGCATGGAATGACTAAGTTTCATATGGATGAAGGCCCAACTAGTGAGTTTTTTTTAGAATACATTGCTAGGCCTCAAACTGCAGAAATATTTTTTGAAGATGTTCTTATGGCTTGCGTATTTTATGGAATGCCAATTTTAATAGAAAACAATAAACCTCGTTTATTATATCATTTTAAAAATAGAGGATACAGAGGCTTTAGTATGAACAGGCCTGATAAAATTTATACTAAATTATCAAAAACAGAAAAAGAATTAGGAGGAATACCTAACAGTTCAGAAGACGTAAAACAAGCACACGCAGCAGCTATAGAGTCGTATATAGAAAAGCACGTAGGTTTTGATATGTCAGGCACATTTAGGGAATCAGATTTAATAGGTTCTATGTATTTTATTAGAACGTTAGAAGACTGGGCAAGGTTTAACATTAACAACAGAACTAAGTTTGATGCGTCAATAAGTTCTGGCTTAGCTATTATGGCAACGCAAAAGAACCTTTATCAGCCCATTAAAAAGAAATCAAAAATAAAACTTAACTTTGCAAGATACGACAATAAGGGAAGTTATAGCCAAATTATACAATAAATGGAGGATGTAAAAATCACGTTAAATCCCACAGGTTTTCCTAGTCAATTTGTTTCAGACAAAGAAAAGGATTCCTTTGAGTTTGGATTACAAATAGGACAAGCTATTCAATATGAATGGTTCAGAAAAGATGGTGGACAAAGTAGATTCTACAATCAATGGGCAGACTTCCATAGATTGAGACTATATGCTCGTGGTGAGCAGTCAATACAAAAATACAAGAACGAACTTGCTATAGATGGCGATTTAAGTTATCTTAATCTTGACTGGACTCCTGTGCCTATTATTCCAAAATTTGTAGACATTGTTGTAAATGGAATGGCTGATAGAGTATTCAAGATAAAAGCTTATGCTCAAGACGGAATGTCTTTAGATAAAAGAAGTGAATACCAAGTAAATTTAGAAAAAGATATGCTAGCAAAACCTGTTATGAAACAGGTACAGCAGCAACTAGGAATAAATACATTTGCTACGTCAGAAGAAGATGTTCCTAATACTTCAGAAGAATTAGCATTACATATGCAGTTGAAGTATAAACCTTCAATTGAAATAGCAGAAGAAGAAGCAATAAATACATTACTTTCTGAAAATAGATATTACGAAATACAAAAACAGTTGTACTACGATCAAACTGTATTAGGTGTTTCAATGTGTAAAAATACATTTAAGCCAGGAGCAGGAATTTCAATTGAATATGTAGACCCTGCTAATGTTGTTTATAGTTATACCGAAGATCCTCATTT